ACGTTGACGAAATGTCGCTTGAAAAGGCGAGGAATGACGTTTTTAGCGCTCCAGAGCTCGATGTAGGCATCATTAATACGCCAGCGCTTTTAAATTCAACAAACAATGCAATTGGGCTTGCCTCAATTTATGGATCGATATAATTATGTCGGCACAACTTAGAGAAATGCCAGAGGTGCCATTTCCACTTGTAGGTGGGTTTGGCCAAGATTTGAGATCACAGGTTAATCCTGAAATCACCTACAACATGTATATAAGCGTAGGGAGTGCCAAAGATGCGGTGCCCGTGTTGCTTCCAACTCCAGGAATGAGGCCTATCCTTAACTTTCAAAGTGGTGCAAAAGGGCGCGCTCAGTTCACATATAAGAACCAAGAGCACATGTACTGCGTAGTTTCTCAACATGTATATAGGTTCGATTCTTCCCTCAATTTTACCATTATTGGCAATTTATCCACTAAGACGGGAAATGTCAGCATTATTGCAAACAATGCATATCAAGTTTTATTTGTAGATGGTGTAGGAGGGTGGGTTTACACAGAAACCACAGGGGTGTGGACTGACATTAGCTCTGTTGAAAATTTTCCTGCTGGTTGTATATCGCTTGGCTATCTAGATGGATATGGGATCGGTTTTTATGGTGATTCTAGGCAATTTGGTCTATCAGAAATAAATGACTTTTTAACGTGGCCGCTGGCCAATATTGGGAATATTTCACGCAAGGCGGGGACAGGCGTAGCGGTGGGAGTTATAAAAGGTCTGGTTTTATTTATGGGAACCACTTCAACTGAAACATGGTTTAATTCAGGGGGCGCATTATTTCCTTTTTCGAGGGACAACAACGCTCTTTATGAATATGGTTGCGCTGCACCTGGAAGTGTGGCTGAGGGCTTTGATAGGTTATTTTGGCTTGCTCGTGATATTAATGGCGTTGGAGGGGTTCGCCTTACAAATGGCGGCCCTCCACTTAAAATAAGCACTTATGAAGTAGATCGACAAATTGGCGAAATCAGTGATCCTTCTGACGCCACAGGTCAGATTTTTAAAAAAGATGGCCACATTTTTTATCAATTAAGTTTTACAAGTGGCAATATCACATTCCTTTTTGACTATACTACATTTGAAAAAACACAGGATTTATCTTTGTGCTGGTCTCTATTGGGTGAATCAGACTTTGACACAGATTTTCAAGACCATGGAAGTCGTCATTTAATGCAGTCGGTAGCTTACTTCAATAATAATCATTATACCCTAAGCTACAGTTCGGGCCAATTATTCATTTTGGACTCAGATTACTACCAGTATGACGCGAATAACATTTTAAGGATGAGGATTACTAAATGCTTTACCCATCCAGCTTTAAAGGTATTGCGAATGGCGATGATCGAGCTTTTAGTTATTCGCGGAGTTGGATTGCAAAATGGAAATGATGCAAACCCCACTATTGAAATGCAGGTTTCATTTGACAGAGCTACCACGTGGACAAAAGCACGCCAAGCAAATCTAGGGAAAATAGGAAAGTCTCACGGTCAGACTATTTTTTATGAAATGGGGATTGCTCAATCTTTCGTCTTTATGTTCAAGTGTTGGAATGCTGTAGATTCCGTAATTATGGGTGGTTCAATGAAATATGCAGTGGTGAGCCCATGACAGCTAAATTTAATTTAAGGCCCCCAGTTGATTCTCCGATGGTCGATAGAGAGGGTCGATTAACCCCAGATTGGTTACAATTTTATCGCCAACTATTCAATTTTTTTGAAAATAACTTTACTCCACAAATTATATTGGCTCCAACCATTAATAATTCCGAGCTCTCCAGCCTCCCCACTAGTCCGAAGGGGGCCATTACTTACAATGGGGAAACTGACGAAATTATATGTTTAAAAGCTGCTGGCTGGAAAAACGTTATCACCTCTTAGGAATCTAAAAAATGGGACTATTTGACAGCGTTACAGACTTGATTAGCGGGGGTGCTCAAAGCGGTTACGGGGACATGCAAGGAGAAATTCAAAAGGGCATTGATTCTGTAAACTCCAATTATGATCAGGGTCGCGCTTATTTAGAGCCATATAACGAAGCTGGCAAAAACGCCCTCAACAATTATGAAGACTTTTATAGTCAGTATGCCGATCCTGGAGATTGGTACAACAAGACAATGTCTAACTGGGAAATGTCGCCAGCTGCAAAAATGAATCAAGAGTACGGCTTAAAAGCTATGAATCAAGCAGCCGCTGCAGGGGGAACTGTTGGAACTCCTGCTCAGCAAATGGGCGTGGGCAAATACATGAATGACCTCGTGAAAGGCGATCAACAGAACTATTTAAATAATATTCTAGGCATTGGCGATAAGTATGGCTCCGCCCAAGGGGCTTTAATGGGTCAGGGATATAATTCTAGCAATGCACTTTTAAGTTCATATATGAATCAAGGGAATAAAATTGCTGATCTCTATGGAAATATGGGCGTAGCTAAAATGCAACAAAGCATGGCTCAAGGCGGTGGTATGAATGATCTCCTTGGCCTTGGATTTGATGCGTTTGCCGGAACAAATACAGGAAAAAATGCTTTAAATTGGTTTGCAGGATTATAACATGGCTGGCGGAGTACCTACTTTAATTCAACAACACACTTTGCCCCAAGCGCTCGGCCAGGGAAATGCTTTACTTCAAAGCTTTATGAAAACCAGAGCCATGCCTGAACAAATTAAAAATAGTCTGCTCCAGGGTCAAGCAAATGCTACAAAAGCGCAGAATGAAGCCCAGTATGGAAGCGGTCAATACGGTCAAATATTAACAGCACTTAATAACCCCAACGTATCAGAAAATCAAAAAAAAGCACTTCAGACTGCGTTAACAATAAATAGTTTGTATCGACCTGGCATGCCTAATGATCCAACAGCTCAAGCTATTAGATCTGGCTCAATTGTTCAGGATCCGAATTTAAGCAATACAGTTCAAACTGGAAGCGGCCAAAGCGCTCCCGAGCTATACAAAACCCAAGAAGACCAATACAAAGCAAAAACCAAAGAGCAGCTAGCGCGAGCCCACGAAAATGAGCAAAGAGGCAATTATTATGAAAAGGGCGGTGCGAAAGGAAGCTTTATTGATTACCTGATGAATAATCCAGACGTTAAGGGGGTTATTTCTCCTGAAATGCTTTCTCAGGCAGTCGGAAGCACTCTCACTATGGGGGCTCCTGCCGCCGTTAAAGCAGAGGCAGCTGCCAATATAGCTATGAAATATGGGAATACCAATTTAGCCGATTCTGTTGATAAATGGCAGACAAAGCAAGGAACTACATCTGCAATTCTTAATAAGCTTGCTGGCTATGACATGATTGACAAGGGCTTTGAAACCGTAATGCCTCGATATATTCCTATCATGCAGTATTATAGTGGCCCGCAAGGCGCCCTAAACTTAAAAGCTGATATGGCAAATGCCGCCCTGGGCCGTCCAACTTCCCCAGAATATGACAAATACAAGACGTTTGCCACCACAGTTCTACCAACTTTAGCAGATCAGCTCAGAAAAACATGGGGCGCATCCGTTACACCTGAAATCAATGCGCAACTTCAGGGGATAATAGGCTTCAAAAATACGTGGGATCAAATTCAACAAAACCCCAAAATAATAATGGATCGTTTTAATGAACTGCAAACCCTATTGGGTGCTGAGGTTAGTGCGCTCGAAGACTACAAAGCTCCTAGCATCACAGGAAGTAAGGAAGGGGCTAAAGATAATACTGACCAAGTAGAATCGCAAGAAGGGTACGGTGGCTATAGCAAATCTGACATTGACGCTTATGCAAGCCAAGCGGGAATTACCCCTGAACAAGTTGTGGCTGCCATGAAAGCAAAAGGAGTCAAGTAATGGCTCAAATACCACTTTCAGAACTTCTTGGCCCTCCAACTAAACGCCCAAGTTTAGATGAATTGTTAGGAACTCCGACTCCAAAAGAACAGTCATTCAAAGATAAAGCTTGGAATGCTGCCGAGGCTCTCATGAATAATCCGGTGGGAGATGCTCTTTCAACTATAGGCGGAGGGCTAAAAGATTTTGCCACAGATACAGCCGCCGGAGTAGCTGACCCTTCATATCAATTTGCCCTCGGGCTTCAGAATAGGCTCAGTCAGGGTCTTGGGAAAGTTTCAGGAATGCCTGCGGAGCGCTTTGGACAGTATGACGTGGATTCTTTAGCAGCTAAAGCACCTGATCCCATGTTGGCTGAAGCGCTGTCGCTGCCTGGGGCTCTCTTAGCTCCAGGAGGGGCTGCGCTGAAGGGTGCAAAGGGTATAAACGCATTGTTAGCCGGAGGTGGTCTTGGGGCTTTGTATGGTGTTGGCTATGGTGGAAAAAATCCCGAAGGGAATGTGCTTGAGGATGCAGCTGTAGGAGCTATGTTGCCAGCAGGGATGGCCGGAGTCGGAAAGTTGGCAAGCATGACTGGAAAAGGTGTCGCAGATCTGGCAAAGAGTATGGCTGCAAAAAGAATGTTAAACAAAACAGAGAGAGAATCCGCCGATGCGTATAGCGGAGTGCTCACACCAGATCAGGCCGCTCAAAAGTTAAAAGCAGTTGGTGAAGAAATACCCTTTGATCTTGGGGCTCTTGTTGGTGACGTAAAAAGC